TTCGGATGCAGCAATTCCGATACCTTCTAACGCAGAACGGAATTCACGAATAGAACCCTTTGCGTTATCTGACATTTTATCAGCCATACTAGTCGCTGCGCCTTCTGAGTTCTCCAGGTCATTGGTGAATTCTTTTAACCCATCTGAGCCTTCTGATAATAAGGCAATTAAACCAGGTCCTGCTTCTTGACCAACTAATTGCATAGCCTGGGAACTGTCCATCCCCGCATCTTCTAATGTTCCTAATATTTCAGAAAGTGAGTTCATTGATGGATTTACGTCCTCAGCAGATAAACCTAAATCTTTTAATGCGTTTGCTGTTTGCCCCGTTGGATTTTGTAATGAAGCAATCATACTTCTTAAAGCTGTACCTGCTCTTTCTCCTTGGATACCTGCATCGGATAAAGTTCCAATTGCTGCCGCTGTTTCTTCTATTGATAATCCTGCACCCTCAGCGACTGGAGCTACATAACTCATTGCTCCACCCATTTGCTCAACGCTTGTATTTGCACTTGCTGCGGATTCGGCTAGAATATCGGATACTCTACCCGTTTCTTCTGCTTCTAAATTAAATCCACTCATTACGTTAGTTGTAATGTCTGCCGCTCTGCCTAAATCCAATTGACCTGCTGCCGCTAAATTAAGAAGTCCTGGCATGGAATCAAGAATTTCATTTGTCTCAAAGCCCGCCATAGCTAAGAAGGACATACCTTCGCTTGCTTCAGTTGCTGAAAATCTAGTGGTCTCTCCTAAGTCCTTCGCCATATCTTCTAGTTGTTCTAACTCTTCACTAGTTGCTCCCGAAATGGCTTGCACCTTAGACATACCCTCTTCAAAGTTCATGCCAGCAGTCAATGCAGCAGCACCCGCTCCGACAATAGGTGCGGTCACTTTCATGGACATGTTTTGTCCGAAACCAACTAATGAATCACCCATTGTGTTCATCTTCGAGGAAAAGTTTTCAAGTCCTGTTGTCATTTTGCCCCAGGAAGATTCTTGGAACGCTTGTTCTTTACGCATATTCTCAAGTTCTTCTGTGGCATTTTCCATTTGTCTTTCAAGTCTGTTTAAGTTATCGGCTTGTTTGTTATATTCGTTCGCTAACGTTTGGGCTGCACGTGAGTTTTCTCCTTGTTCGTTAACAGCGTGTGCATGTTTTTTGCCTAAATCTTCAAGGTTCTTTCGTTGCTTTTCAATGTCCTTGTTTAAACTTTCTACATTTTTTTCATAACTGGAAACGGATTTTTCACCATAACGCATATTATTCATATTTGTTTTTATGGATGAGTTCAATCCACGGAAACTACGTTTGATTTCCGCCATACTTCTTTCTAGTCCAATAGAATCCAAATCAAGCCCAATACTTAAACCTTGTATACGTTCCGCTATTTTGATTACCTCCCTTCTGATAGGGATTAAGTAAGTAAATCAAAGAATGAATTTGAGAATTTCTTTTGCTTTTCTCGTTCGTTCTTATCCTTCAAAATTTCCACAACGAAATGGAAAGGCATTTCCATTAATTCGTTTATATCCCTTCCTTTTTCAATCCAATCAACAGCTATCTTTTCCATGTATTCCGTTTGTTTTTTAGGGGAGAAGTCTGATTCCTCTAACCTTTCTTCTCCTTCAAAAATTTTTTTGTTTCGTTTGTTTGCCCTCCAGTTGCAATAAACCCAATTTGTCTTTGCAATTCTTCTGTGCCGTTAGGTGCGTGCATGTGATCTATAAGATAATCAGCAGTAAACTCCCCGCCGTATGCTTCATTTGCAACAAAGTTAGCCATTTTATATAACATTTCTGTATCTTTTATCTTTTCATCTTTCATTTCTTCTTCTAGCTCAAATGCTTCCATGACCTTCCTGTAAGGAATGAAAGGCTTAGTCCAATATCTTTCAATTTCCGGCTCTCCACCTTCATTTACTTCTTCTGGGTTTTTGATAAGTTCAATCATGTTTCGTTTTAATTTCGACATTAGTTTCCCTCCTAATTTAAATTAAAAAGAGAGCGCGATTATGCGCCCTCTCCTTCGATTAATGCTTTTAAAGCCGTTACTTCATCTTCTGTAAATTGACTATCTCCAGGGTCACCTTTTGGACCTTGCTCTCCTTTGTCACCCTTAGGACCTCGTGGACCTCTTAATGCTTCCAATTGCTCTTCGGTAAAATCGTCATAAGTGAATGGGTCTCCTTTATCTCCTTTATCACCCTTTGGACCTTGAGCTCCTGCGCCACTGAATTCACGTACTAACTTTGCTACTTCCCCAGTTTTCACTGTTTCAGCTACATATCCAATTCCAGTATCTGCCGATGCGACGATAACACCGCCTTCTCCTACCTCCACGTAAGTTCCGGCTGGTAAATCCTCACCCGCTTCAACATCCCATATTGGATTATCCTTTAAAGTTACTGTTACTTCTGTGTCGGCTTCTAATGACCCCGTACTCCGAAAATTAGGTTTACCACCAGGATTTGTGATGGATATTTTAGGCATTCCATTGCCACCAGTTAAAGAAAGTAAACGATTTGCTTCGACATTTTCAGTTACTAATGCTTTAAATGTACTCATTATCCTTCTACACCTCCGCCATCATTTTCAGTTTCGCCTGGATAAGGTGTGCCAAATACCGCTTGGAACAATGCATCGCGTTGTGTAGTCTCGCCTGGTGCATCATATGCAATAAGATATGTCATTTCTTCGCTTGCACCATCCACCTCACGTGGCATAAATTCCCCTGTAGTTTCTTGCCCTGTGAATTCAACTGTTTCGCCTTTTGTCGCAGCTTCTTCTCCTGCGACAGTGAATATTCCTTTTGTGAAGCCAATCCATTCGGTTCCACCATCTTCTGAAGTTTTAGCGAAAACACAAGCCACATATGGTGGGTTAGGGTTAGCGGACAGTCCATACAATCCATTAAGTTCTTCATATCCGTATAAACGGACGCGATCTTCAATAGGTAGCTTATGGAATGTAGTTGTTAGGGTTGTTGCGCCTGTCGAGACTGCCATTTCAGCAACTGTATTATCTCCATAAGCGCGCGACATTTCTTGTGTCGTTTCAATTGAAATGTTTTGTAAAAACTCAATTCTCTCTGGTGTTGCATCTTTAATTCCCGTGTCATCGTCATTCAATTCACCATAATAAAATTCTTTTAACCCCGTAAAAGATTTATAATTTTTTTCCGCAAAGTGTTGTAAATCTAGTTTCAAAAGTTTCTTTTCATTCATTTGTCGTTACCTCCTAAAAAATTGTAATAAAAAAGACAGCTTATAGGCTGTCTACATACGCTTTACCGCGGTATCTCCGTGCATCTCGATGTACATTTAAATCTGAATCGTATTGGTCGACTCCACTTCCGCTATTATGGAATCCTAATTCATTCCACATCACTTCTTGTATTTTATCCGCTACATCTCGTTTATCCATTGGATTCTTAGACCATACTTCTATTTGAAATAAATAATCGTTTGTTAACCATTTATCATCGGCATAATCATCTGGTGTTGGTGGACTAAGTGGGTCGATAACAATATACGGACCAATGTTTAAATCACTTGAATTTGGATATTGATAAAATTTAATTCGATCGCTAATCTTTGAACTAATGAAGGGATTCGACTTTAAAACATCTTCTATTTTAGTTAACATCAAATCCCCCTTTCGATAGCCTGTTTAATTTCATTGCGATATGCTTTTTCGGCATTTTTTAACGCTCTAGCTATAGTGCCTTTGGCAGGTGGGTTTGGGTTTTTAACTGTTCCAAACTCATTTAGATGTACAATTCTGTAACGATCTTTTGGACCTTTCCAGTGTACTCGAATGGTTCTGATACCTTTCACTGTCATTGGTTCAGATATAGTTATTTCTTCTATGATCGCACCTGTAGCGTACTCTTTCCACGAGACAGCGTTGTATTGACTTTTTAATTCCTTTACAAAAACTTCAGCGCCAGATTTCAAAGCATTATCACTTACGCGCTTCATATTCGATTTTCCGAGCCTTCGCTCCAATTCTCTCTCTAATTTCGACAACCCACTTACTGCCACTTTCATTCTGATAACCCCGCAATCACATTGATGAAATCACGTTTTTGCATATCTGGTTGGACATGTTTAATGTTGTAATGTTTATCACGATATTCCGGTGAATCTATCTCTACAAAGTGTTTATTTGTAGGTATATATTCATGGTGTGGGTCGCGGATAATAATAGTCACATCTGAAAGTGTTCCATTGGCTTTGGCTAGTTCTGCATCTTTCATCCACACTTCGTCAATTTTAGCCCACGCTCGGAATAGCACTCGTTTTTCTTCCTGTCCTGGCCACGGCCCTTCTTTAGGTGCGTATTTGTAAAAGATAACAGGTGTTCTTAGTTCCCCACTATGAACACGTGGTTTTCTGTACTCAATCTTTTTCATTAGCTTCACTCGCTTGACTAACACCAAATTCATAGATCAGTGATTGAAACACTTCATCAAAGAAACCTAAATTCTCCTCATAAGCAAAACCCGATCTTTCAATCACCAATTCTTGTCCTAATAAATTACTTTCAATATCAAACTCACCATATTTATTCTTTAAATAAAAATAAGAGGAAGATAATAACCAAATAAGGTTTTCATCTTCCGAATTGTGTGTTATATGTTTTCTATCTTTAAATTTTTGCAGAATTGTATCAGAGATAATCATTTATATCTCCTCCATTTATCCTTCTACTCCTCCGTCATTACCATTACTGCCACTAATGTCGATTTGGGTGTACTTGACAGCTTCTGAATCCCATTCCCCTGTATCTAGGCGCATGATTGCACGGAATTCAGTAGTGTTACTTCTCCAAGCATCTCCACCCACTTTAGTCATATCAATTGAGATTTGTTGTCTATCCCAGTAATTAACAGCTTCCTTAAGGTCGCCAATGATAAATGGA